AATGGAAAAATTGTTACGTTGGACATGAACCCTAACAGTCCAACATATAAACAACAAATTCAAGAACAAGCCAAAACTCAAAGTTTTGCAGACAAAAACGCTGCTGCTCGTCTGGCTTTTGAAAAAGAAAAATTTGCATTTGAAAAAGCCAACCCAGGTTATGAACTCAAAGAAGATGCAGACGGCAATTTCTTTGGCGTTAACAAGCGCACATTGCAGGCAATTCCCGTTACTGTTGGCGGCGGCGCACCGGCGGCTGCACCAGCGGTTCAAGGTGCTGGTATGCCTGGCCCTCGCATGGCCCAGCCTGGCATTGTGCCGGCCATTTCTGGCATGACTAGTGTGCCGGATCAAACAACGCCTGCTGCGGCGCCGGCGACTGGCGTGCGTCAATTGACAGGCAAGGGCCAAGCGTTGACTGAAAGTCAAGGCAACGCTACTGCATACGGTATGCGAATGAAAGAAGCAAACAGTATTTTGGCTCCATTGGAAAAAGCTGGTGTTAAAAATACTGGATTGGTCAGTGGAGTTGTTGGCAGCACATTGGGAATTGTTCCATTAATTGGCGACAAATTGGAAGGAATGTCTGGCTCTGTGTTTAACGCATTGCCTCAAATTTTGGGTGGTTTAAGCCCAGAACAACAGCAAGTTGCACAAGCCAGAATCAACTTTATTACTGCTGTGTTGCGTAAAGAATCGGGTGCTTCTATTTCTCCAAGCGAGTTTACTACCGCTGAAAAGAATTACTTTCCCAAGCCTGGTGATGATGCTTCTGTTGTATCTCAGAAACAAAAAGCCCGAAATCTTGCAATTAAAGCAATGGAAATTCAAGCCGGTCCTGGTGCAAAAAACATTCAGCAATTTGCGCCAAGTGGAAGCGATGGTGGTTTGACTGGCGCAACTGCAAACAATCCTTTGGGTTTACCGGGACTTTAATCATGGCAACACTTGCAGAGTTCCGCGCACAGTATCCTCAATACGATGAAGTGCCAGATGTGAAGCTGGCCGATTCGTTGCATCAAAAATTTTACAGCCAAATTCCAAAAATGGATTTTTACAAAACCATTGGGTTAGGCGCGGCTACTGCAATACCAGGCGCTGAAAATGTTGTGACTGGTGTTAAGCCACCAGAAGTGTCAATGCGTGATCGCATCATGGGCGTGATTGAAACTCCATTAGCAATTGGTGCAAGTTTGGGCGGCGCTGCTATTGCGCCAATTGTTGGAGTTGCAGGCAATTTAGCAAGTGGCAAATTTGGCACACAAGAGGGCATACGTGCTGGTGAAGAAGCTGCAAAATCTGTGATGTACCAGCCACGCACACAGACGGCCAGAGAAGCATTAGGCGCTGTGGGTGAGTTTTTGCAGCCAATTACAAATGCTTTGCCACCAACACTTGGCAGCAGTGGCGTGGCTTTAAACGCTTTGGCTGGCCCTGCCATGCAGCAAGCCGGTGCAATTGCTCGTCCAGCTATTAGCCAGGCTGCGGCTCCAGTCCAAAACGCTCTTAGCCGTGTGATGACCCGTGAGCAGCCAGCCATGCAGGGCATGGGTGCGGCAACCACCGCGGAAGATTTGATGCGCCAAGAGCGCTTGCAACGCTTTGGCATCCCTGCTACAGCTGGTGAACGCACAAAGAATTTGGCACAACAGCAATTTGAGTCTGAAATTCAGCGTGGTGTAACTACAGGCATTTCTGAAGAAGCCAAGACAAAATTGGCTGAACAAATGCGCGGATTTAAATCAAACCAAAAACAAGCAATTGTCAATAATTTTGAACGCATGACCAATGATGTCGGCGCTGAAATTGCAGATCCAACGCAGTTGCGCCAGGTTGGCAAGGTTGTGGACAAAGCGTTGAATGATGAGTACACCAAAAAATTTGATGCTTACAAAGCGTTGTACGCCAAAGCAGACAATGCCGGTGAAACATTGCAGCCAGTGCCATATCAATCGCTGCTTGATTACGTCAATAGCAAGACGCCAACAATGAGACAAAAACTGGATCCAATTTTGGATTCAGTGGTTGAATCTTTAAAAATGAATGATCCGCAAAACACTGGATCTATCACTGTGCGTGCGTTGGAAGACATTTACCAGCAACTTGGCCAAGTTAAAAACTCGCCAAACGCTGGCAAGTTAAAACAGATCATTACTGACATGGGCGAAGGCGCTGGCGGTGAGTTGTACCAGGCTGCGCGTGCATCCAGAAAACAATTGGCAAAAGAGTTTGAAGATGTTGGCCGTGTTGACAAGTTGCTTGGCACAAAGGCTGGTTATACCGACCGCAGAGTGGCATTGGATGATGTGTTCAAACATGTGGTGTTGGACGGCTCATTAGAGGAAATGCGTAGCGTTACCAGCCTGCTTAAAAAAGCCGGTCCAGAAGGACGCCAGGCTTATGCAGAACTGCAAGGCCAGACATTGCAGCACATGAAAGATTTGCTCACCAAGGGTGATCAATTGTCTTTCAAAAATTTAAATACATTGATCACGCAATTGGATTCAGAAGACAAATTGGGCTACATGTTTGGCAAGACTGGCCGCGACCAAATCATGGATTTGCGTGATGCCATCAAGGATGTGGTTGTCAAAGAGCCTGGTGCTATTAACTTCAGCAACACATCTGGCGCTATGTTGCGTGGCCTTGAGGCTTTGCAATCACTTCATTTGCCTGTCAAAAAAGCGGCCGAACTTGTTCGCACAAGAGAAATTACAGGCAAAGTCAAAAAAGCATTGGAACAACCTAACCAGTTGGCCCCAACACAAACAAACAAAAACGCCCTTCGTATTGACTTAACCGGCATGGCCAACGGAAAACCGTAATGGAAACCCAGCAACTTTTCAACATTGCCCTTGGCCTGGCTGCTTTCTTTGGCGGTTGGGTACTGAACAACATCACGCGCACTTTGGAACGTCTGGATACAGACCTACGGGCAATGCCTACCAATTACGTTTCCAAAGACGATTACCGCCATGACATTTACGAAGTAAAAGACATGTTGGGCAAAATCTTTGACAAGCTAGACAACAAAGTAGATAAGTAATGTTGGACCCCATCACAATCAGCGCCGCATTCGCCCTTGCGAAAAGCACTATTGCCGGGGTCCAAGAAGCCATCCAGATGGGCAAGGATTTGCAAGAGTGCAGCGGTGATCTGATCAAGTTTTTTGAGATGCGCGACACCGTTGCCAAAGCAGCTACGGAAGATAAGGGCAAGAAACGCTCAGACATGGGCCAAGCCCTTGATACCGTTATGCAGGCCAAAGCCTTGCGGGACGCCGAGAAAAAACTCAAAGAGCAGTTAATTTACTCAGGCCAGGGCGATGTTTGGGAAGCTATCCAAGCGGAATACAACCTCATCATTGCCAACCGCAAACGCGAAGAACGCGAGGCAGAGGCCGATAAAAAGAAAAAGCGTGAACAGATGGCGGAAATGTTAAACATCCTGTTTGTTGGTTTTGCTTCATGCTTGGCAGCAGGGTTCATTGGGTGGGCCACGTTTGAATTTATTGTGTACAAAATGAAAGGCTGATATGGATGAATTGCTTGCTCTCCTCAAGGGCGCTGCACCTACTCTGGCTACCATTGTTGCTGGTCCTCTGGGTGGTGCTGCTGTGTCTGCTATTGCTGGCAAATTTGGTGTTGCCGACAGCGTGGAAGCAGTAGCCAAAGCCATCGTTGGCGACCCACAGGCCGCGCAAAAGCTGGCTGAAATGGAACTGGAATACGCAAAGCTGGACGCCGCCGACCGTGACAGCGCACGCAAGCGCGAATCCGAAATTGCAACCAGTGCAACAGCACCTTGGTACAGCAAAATGGTCACACCAACCCTTGCAATCGGCATGTTTGTTCTGTGGGGTATGGTTAACATTATGTTGCTCAACAGCGCAATTCCTGACCCCATGCGCGAGATCGTCATTCGCATGCTCGGCTCACTGGATGCGGCCAATATGCTGATCTTGTCTTATTATTTTGGTAACTCACACAAACACTGATATGAGAGCAAATTACATTGAATCTTTGCAAGCCGTCCTTGTCCATGAGGGCGGTTTTGTAAACAATCCAAAAGACCCAGGCGGAATGACTAACTTTGGTTGCACTAAAGCAACATGGGAAGAATATTGCGGCAAGCCTGTTGATGAAAAAACTATGCGGGGTTTGACAGTAATTGATGTCATGCCGCTATACAAGACCAAATATTGGGACAAAGTTTGCGCTGATGATATGCCTATGGGCATTGATTATGTTGTGTTTGATGCAGCAATCAATTCAGGTCCGGGCCGCGCCGCTAAGTGGTTGCAGTCTTGTGTAGGCGCAACTGTTGACGGCGCAATTGGCCGTGGAACTTTACAAGCAGTAAAAAGTAAAGACTCAAAACAGCTCATCAATGATTACTGCAATCACCGCTTGGATTACCTTAAAGCACTTCCAACCTGGGGCACTTTTGGCAAAGGTTGGGAGCGCCGTGTTAAAGAAGTAAATCAAAAAGGTCTGGAATTGTCACAAAAGGTTCTTACTGTCGCCGTCTAATGCGATCATGCTAAAGCGTGTAGACATTCGCAAACAATCCATTCAAAACAAGTTGTCGGCACTTCAAAAGATTTGTTTGCCGTATGACACAAATTATGGATGTTGGTGGGTTGCTACTAAGAATGGCATGGATATTGGTTTTGCGGGGCTTGTTCGCAGTGTGTCTTGGACCGATTGCGGTTATCTGTGCAGGGCAGGTGT